TGATAACACCCTTGAACTTAACCGAAGATTGAACACAAAGATCGCTAAAACGCTTTTACTTGATATTGAAAGTGTTGATGGATCAGGCGCTCATTCAGCAGGTAAGTATGGTACTAAAGGTCTTTTCCAAAAACTGGAAGAAGATGGAGTACTTCAAAGTGGATACATTCAAACCGAAGCACACCTTGAAGCAATTACCGATTACTACGATAGTCTTGGACTTACCACAAAAGAATTTGTTTTCCACTGTGATACCCAACAATATCGTTACTTGGAATCAATCGCTTCTGAAATCGCAGGTAATCTTAATATTAATCTCGAATTAGTATTAGACAACAAGCCTGATAATATGATGAAGTTTGGATTCAAAGCCCTAATGAAAGATGGATACACTTTCTATTTCTCTAAATGGGAGTTGAAGAACGGAAACAGCCCTCTTGGTAAAAACCGAATTGCTGATGCAATGCCTAAAGGTATTATTATGCCAAAAGGAACTGTAAAGACTATGATTAACGGTGAGGAAAGAAACGTTCCATACATCTTCAAAGCGTATCAAAATATGTCATTGAAGCCTGGAATGATCCGAACATTCTTCACAGGTGGTTTTGCAGATGGTAACGGTTCAGATTGTGAATACCTTAAAATCACAAAATCTACTACGGTAGGTATTGCTGCACCTTGCCCCGAAGCAATAGTATATGTGAAATAAACGATCCATTATTTCTGTTTTTAGATGGCGTTGCAAATTAATTTTTGTAGCGCCATCTTATTTTAATTCAAAAAATTATATATTTGAAAAACGAAATAAATCAGAAATAAATGGATGCCAGTAATGTAGTTTTCTTCAAAACACTAAAAAAACACCACATTGTAACCATAAAAAACCCTTGTGTATTCACTGACAGGTTTAAGTCAGGAAACAAAAAAGGTAAGGTTAAATCAAAACAACAGATTCAATATTCAAAGGATTACGACACTATTGATCTGATTGAGCAACGAAAGATCGATCCGAAAGCAAAAGCATCACCTCTTTGGTTAGATGTTGGGAAAGGTATCTTTAAAATACACACAGACGATATTCACCTTCTTGACTTCTTGCGTAAATGTGAGCAGAACGAAGAAAATGGTGGTACTCTTTTCAAGGAGATAAACGTAGAAAAAGAAGAACTTTACGAACTTGAAGGTTTCGAGAAGTTTACAAAGGCTTGTAGTCTTATTAACGATGCGAAAGAAAACGATCTTAGAGCAGCAGCAGGTTGGGTTCTAAAAAAACCAAATGCGATCACAAATTCACCAAGCAAGATAAAACTTGAAATGTTACGAAAGTGTAACAAAGAATCATTTGCCGAAGAAGTTATTTCTTTCTTTGAAGAAAAATCGAATGAAGAAAAACTATTGCTTGCAGTAGCCATTAATGAAAATATAATCAAGATAATTGATGGAAGAAAGATTGGTTGGTTTGACAATGAAGAAGTTTTCTTTGTTTCTTCACAAGCAAATGATGTTTTGAAAGATTGTAGTCTTTGGTTGAAAACAGATGAAGAAGGACGTGAGTACGCAAAACTAATTGCTGAAAAAGTAAAAGACAATAAGTAACTAAAACCCATTATATGAAAACAAAAGATGAAAGAAAAAAGGAATTGGACGACTTGAAAAGAGCCGAACTTGATGTTCAGGCTGAAAACATAGGTATTGATCCATCAAAGTTTAGTAGAATGGAAGATTTAGCAGAAGCTATTCTTGAAAAAGAAGAAAAAGCAGGAAAGCTAAAATCTGTTTCTGAAACACCTAAAACCAAAGAGGAAACAAAGGAAGGTGATAAAACAGAAACCAAAAAAGAAGAAAAAGGTGATTCAAAAAAAGAAGCAACTAAAAAAACTTCTACAAAAGATAACGGAAAGACCAAAAAAACTGAATCAAAAACTGAAATTCCATCTTACGAAAGCACAAAAAAAGTAAAGGCTTTAAAGATAAAGGAAGTCAGACGAAACAGTAATGGAACGGCAGAAATAACACCTAAAGAAAAAGGGTTTGATCCGTTTGTTGTTGATGCTCACTATATGCGAAGATTCAACGCAAGAGCAGGAGGTTATTACGTTGAGTACGAAGATGGTTCAAAATCGTATCAAACAGCCGAACACTTTGAATCGGGATACAAAAAAATGAAGTAATACATTTACCGATATACTTTTAAAATGCGCTCAATACAGGGCGCATTTTTTATTACTTGTAATCAAAACCCTAAACTTTTTATTTAATTATATTTGATAAATTATTGAAATATGATTGATTCAGTTTATCAGACAGTACAGGGGATACTTAATAAAGATCAATTAGGTTATTTAAAACCTTTGTGGTTCAATCTTTTTGCTGCATACGCTCAAAGAAAAGAGTACAACAAATATTTTACCGATCTAAAATCCAATGTAAGAAAGATGAACTGGATGCTTGATGGTAAAGATTTTGCTAATTTATCAGAACATTCACAACAACTTCTTGAATATTTTTCAACCGAAAAAGAAATTCAATCTAAAGTAAAACCACATAGAATTGAACTTGATTCGAGTATAGAGTTTTTAAAAGATGTTTTTTATTTTAAACCTCTTACACCCGAAGAAATAGAATTAGGGTTAGAACCAAAAGAAGTTCGTGTTGAAAAAGTAAGCTATTCAGATTTTAAGGACTTAAAAAGAAATAAATATGTTCCACCAACGGAATGTAATCCTTATTGCTCAAAATTAGGCAACGTGCTAAAAGTAGCGCCATCTTCAATAAGTAAAGTAACCATACATTACCTAAGAAAACCAATAACCCCAAAATGGACGTTTATAGACGTTGAAGGGGTTGCTATGTTTAATTCAACCGCAAGTGATTTTCAAGATTTTGACTTACCTGAAACATCTTATGATTCACTCATAGATTTAATATCAGAAGTTGCAGGTATAGCGCTAAGGGATGGAAACGCTGTTCAAGCTATAAATCAAATTCAATCGCAAGATTTCCAAGAAGAAAATAAACAGTAAATATGTCTTTAGCAACAACAGATCAGGAATACTACGAAAATCCTTCACATTGGGGAGAAGAACAATTTGTAACGCTTGAAAACATCATAGACAACATATTGTTGACCGCTGATGATGATTCCTATTTCAAGCACGCAAAAAGATTCAGGGCATCAATATTTGGGAAACAATGTATAAAAAGACTTAATGTACACTTACAACCTGAAAACAAAGCTATAAGCATACAACTTGCACCAAGTAGAACCTTTCCGTATCCAAGATATATGAATAATTGGATTCGTGTTTCTGTATTGAATAGCTGTGATAAATTAACCACTTTAAATGTAAATAATTCACCTACAATACACGACTACCTTCAAGATCACGATTACGAACTTCTATATGACGATACAGGTAGTGTTTTAAGAGCAAACGATTTTAATGCTGAAACAGGTGATTGTTGCAAATACATTTTCGATTGCCAGTGTGATGATTCAGTTAACGAATCCTGCAACAAGTGTAAGGATTGTATCGATAATTCATTTAAGCATAGTTGGGTTAAAGACAATAGATCAGGAAAATATTTTGAGTTCAGCGAAGATTTAGTTGATGAGATTGTTGTTATCGAATTTCAATCATCAGGTCTTGAAAGTTTAAATGACTGTGATATTAAAATCCCTAACATCTTAGAACTTACAGTTGAGAACTGGATAAGAGCGCAGCTTTTGAAAGGAAAAAGAAACGTTCCTAATAATGAATGGAAAGAATATTACACTGTTTACAAACTTGAAAAAAGGAGAGCAAAACCATTCCTTAGCAAAAAGATAATTATAGAACAAATACTAAGATCAATCTCATTAAGATATTAATATGCCTAAATTAAAAAACATCTTTTTCAAAGGTATTATGGACAAGGAAACAGATCGTGCTTTTGTAAAGCAGGGTGTTTTCCGAAACTCAGAATGTATGCGTTTCAATACCAATGGCGGTAACGATGGTATAGGTGTTAATATAAAAGGAACAAAGAAAGTTGCAGACGAAACCGATAACAATACAGACTTCAAATGTGTAGGTGGGTATTACAACGAGGACAAAGATGTTATTTATTATATGCTTGCTACATCTAATGGTATTATAAGCAAACTTTGTGAATATAATGTTTCAAATGGAGAATCCACCGTAATTGCACAGGATAACCAAAATATACTTAAATTTCAGAAAGATGGATATATTACTGGAATAGATGAAATAGATGGTCTTTTGTTTTGGAGTGAATGGGGTAACAACCCAAGAAGGGTTAATATTGAAAGAGCAAAAACCTATGGTGTTAATGGTTTTACAGAAGATGATATTATGGTGTTAGTAAAGCCACCTCTTGATAAACTTAAAATAACACTTCAAAAAACAGAAGAAGAAGAAAATAATATCGAGGAAAAATTCCTTTCATTTTCTTACAGGTATAGATATTTAGACAATGAATACAGCGTATTAGCACCTTTTACAAACTTCGCTTTTCACCCAAAAGACTTCAATTACGATTTTGCCGAACAGTCAAACAGGACTATGATTAATAAATTCAATAGCATACTTATTGAATTTAACACAGGTAACGAAAGGGTGAAAGAAATACAGCTTGTTTTTAAAGAGAGTGAAAGCAATACCGAATGGATAATAGATGATTTCAATAAGGAATCTCTTGGTTACGGACACAATGAAACGCAATCGTTTGAATTTACCAACAATCAAATTTATAGAGCATTAAGCGACAATGTTCTAAGAAATTATTTTGACAACGTACCAATAACAAATAAAGCCCAAACAATAATTGATGGTAGAATACTTTACGGTCATTACAAAGAAAATTACGATCTATTAGATGAAGAAGGTAACAAGGTTGTTATGGATTACTCACTTGAACTTATAGCAACCAAAAACACCGTTATTGAAGATGGTAAGGAAGTTCCAAGTTTGATACCTCAAAAAACCGCCAAAAGCAACAGGGATTACCAAGTTGGTGTTGTTTATATTGATGGACACGGAAGATCAACTATTGTACTTGTAAGCAAAACAAATACGGTATATATTCCTGCAAAAAACAGTGTTACAAAAAACCAAATACAGGTAATACTCAACCATAAACCGCCTGCTTGGGCTAAACATTTTAGGTTTTTTATAAAACAAACAAAAAAAGGTTACGATCAAATATTACCTTCTCTTTTTTATAATGATGGTGCTTACAGATGGGTGAAAATGGAAGGTGCTGATAAGGATAAAATAAACGAGGGAGATTATCTTATAGTAAAATCAGATAGTCAAGGGATATTGAACACCCTTGTAAAAACAAAGGTTCTTGAAATAAAAGAACAAGAAAAGAACTTCTTGCAACCACTATCCGAAACAGATTCAATAAAAGAAAGAAGTGGTCTTTACTTCAAGATAAAACCAAAAAATTTCAGAATAGATATTGATGATTTTGAAAACTACCGTCTTGAAACATACGATAGTAGTAGAAGGGAATACAATAACCCTGTTAGAGATTTACAGCCATACATAAGCGATCCTTCTTTTTACGGTGATACACTTGATGATCTCACTTCAAGTGGAACTTACACTGGTTCTACAAATGAAAAAAATAGATACCTCATAAAGATAGATGGCTTTAACGGAAGTGTTGATACTTTCAGATGGA